GACCGTATGCCATTCTCCCGCCCGACTACGAAGTCATCCAGCAGAACATTGCTGGCGTTCTGGACGCTCCTATGGCGGTCAATGCGGACCTTGAGAATGTTCTTCAAGGCAATCTCTCTCAGTACCGCCAATCGCTCAACAAGCCGTCCGGCAATCCCCGAACTGCCACCGAAGTTCAAGCAATCGTCTCGCAGCAATCGGCAATCGGTAAAACGCAGTTGAGCCGGTATTACGCGCAGCTCGATTCTTTCTTCGAGGAACGGTATCGCCGCGCCTCCAATCCGAACCTGAATCCGATTACCCGCTCGGATAAGGACGCGATTGAATTCCAGCGTCGTTGCCGTGAGCGTGGCGTTCCGCAGCAGGCTATGCTCGACATCGATTACGTCGAGGCGACTCGTACGGTTGGCCAAGGTTCTCAGTTCGCTAAACAACAGCTTCTCGGCTCGCTCCTCGGCCTGCTTGGTTCTCTCCCCGAGGGTGGCAAGGTCAACCTCTTGCAGGACTACATCGCCGCTCAGGTTGGTCAGCAGATGGTTGATCGGTATCTCCCGAGTCAGTTGCAGACTTCGAAGATTCAAGATCAGACCGCTCTTGCTGTCCTTGAGCATTCCTCGCTTCGCCAGGGCAACATGGCGGTCGTCACGGATACGCAGAATCACATCGTCCACATCGACACTCATTTGGCTGCTGCGAACGAGGCGGCTGCCTCTCTTCAGCAGGGTGGCAATCCGCAGGAGATTGTTCTCTTCCTCCAAGGCATCGGTCAGCACGTTCAGGATCATCTCCAGCGCCTGTCCACCGATCCTACGCGCAGGCCGCAAGTCGAGGCTTACACACAGCAGTTGCAGATGCTTAGTCAGACTATTGAACAGCTTGGACAGTTGATTCAGGAGCAGGCTCAAGCGATGGCGCAGCAGCAGCAGGCAATGGCCATCCAGCAAGGCTCCGATCCTCGTACCGCCGTGATGAATGCGGAAGTTCAGGCGAAAATCGCTCGCCAGAACGCCGAGACTATGGCCAACATTGAACGTCAGAACACGAAGGCGATGGCCGACTTGGCTCGCCGGAATGCCAAGACGACGGCGGATATTCAACGAGCGAACGCAACTGCTGAGTCTAACTTGGCGCGTCAGGGATGAAATTTATGAGCCAGAACGAAGAACTCGTTTCTCAATTCATCGCAGATCAGTTTCCCAAGATGGGCGGCTGGTGCGATCAACGCAAAGGCTTTGAAATTGCGAAGCTCGTACTCGACAACAAGCCGCAGCGAATTGCTGAGGTAGGCGTCTTCGAAGGTAAGTCAACGCTCGCTCTTGCCTACGCTTGTAAATTGAACGGAAGCGGCACCGTCTACGCCATCGACTCTTGGAAGAAAGAGGACTGCATCGATGACGAATCCGCCGCCAATCAAGAGTGGTGGGCGACGCTCGATCTGGACAAGCACTACGAATCGTTCGTCGAACACACTGTTCGCGCGAAAGTTGTCCGGCACATCCAATACTGCCGCATGTCGAGCTGGGATGCTTCACGTTCTCTGCCCGACATGGACATGGTTCATATCGACGCCAACCACGCCGAATGGCCGTCTACGAGCGATGTCGTCAATTGGCTCCCTAAGCTCAAAGTTGGTGGCTATTTGATCATGGACGATGTGAACTGGGAATCCACGCAGACCGCTCTCAAGTTCGTTCTGAAACGCTGTGAATTTGTCGCCCGTTACGACCTTGCCGAGAGCTGCTTTGCTGTTTATCGGAAGCTGAAATAACCGTGGAAACGGTCGTCATAACGATGCGCGGTTCGCCGCGTATCCCGCGTTTAAAAGAGAATCTGAATGCCGCTGGCATTTCGGACTATCGGATCTTCTACGGCCTGAATGGAAAGAAGTCTGGCCTGAAGGCGAGCATTCCGTACGAGGTCGATAATCCCGGCTCAGGATATCTGATCTGCGCCAAGCATGTCGGATGCACAATGTCACATTGGATGCTCTGGAACGCCCTAGAGTTCGATCCAAAGACCCCCGACATGGTGATGGTGCTTGAGGACGACATTCTCTTCAGGCCGCACTGGCGAGAGACGGTTGAACGCGCGCTGACAAAACTGCCGGAGAACTGGGACTTGCTCTATCCAGGATCATGCTGCGCGCATGGCAAGATTAGCCGCGAGTATGACTCCAATTTGTTCGAAGGAATGCCTCTCTGCACCCACTGTTACATCGTCAGAAAGAAAGCTCTGAAGACGCTGATCGAAACCAACGAGGCGATTTATGCTCCGATTGACTTGCAGATGTATTTCAACAGCAGGCAGCACCTGAACTGCTTCACCATTTTTCCGCGTGTTGCCGATCAAGAGGGTATGATTCTAGCCGAATAAAATATGGGTTCACCATTCAACGGAGACACTTTCATCGAGCAGGAGTTTCTCTACCTCAAGGAACGCTTCGAACTTACCACTGCGGTTGAAACCGGAACTCACGAAGCTGACACAACCGTTTGGTTGGCCAAGAACTTCCTGAAGACCGTCTCATGCGAGCTTAATCACGACTTGGTTGAGAGAGCTAAGGAGAAGTTTAAGCGTGAGAATGTCTACGTTGAGATGTTCGAGGGTAGTAGCGATGCCTGCATGAACTGGTTCATCCCGCATCACGGGGTTGGACACGACACAATCTTCTTTCTCGACGCGCACTGGAACGACTACCTCCCGTTGCTTGAAGAGCTTGAGGCAATCAATCGGTACGACCTGCATCCGGTAATTGCCATCCACGACTTCAAAGAGCCAACCGGACACCTTGGTTACGACAGTTACAATGGCCATGACATCTGCTTTGGCTACATCAAGGAGAAGTTGGACGCGATTTATCGAGCAAAGACGCTGACGCAAAAGTACGGCTACAGTTACTACTACAACCACCCAAGTCGATGCACAGGCGCTCGGCGTGGAATCATCTACATCCTTCCCAACCGATGAGAGTCGATTTCGAGAACACACCGACCTTCATCATCTCAAAACCTGAGAGCGAGAAGGAGAAGCGATGCGTCAGATACATGAAGTCGTTCGGAATCGACGCGGTTCCGATCTATGGCTTTCGCTCGCATAACTGCGGCATCTCGACCGACTACTACCACAATCGGGAAAAGGAGAAGGCGAAGACTAAAACCATCGTCGCCGGACTCAGCCACTTCTCTGCATGGTCGGCCATTAAATGGATGGTTGAGGCCAAACTGACCGATCATCGCACCTTTCTGATCGTTGAGGACGACGTTGAGTTTCTTGACAAGAGCTGGAAGGCGTTGGCCAACGATAACCTTCAATTTGTTCCGAACGACTGGCATGTCGTTTACCTTGGAAGCTGCTGCGCCGATCCGATTGAGGATCATGGCTACATTGCCGCCAACCTTTACAAGCTAGTTCGGGGCATGTGTACCCACGCATATCTTGTAAACTATGAGGGGGCTTGTAAGCTCCTCGAAACGAACCAAAAGGTTTGGGGTCCAATCGACATTCAGATGCTGGTTGACTCGATGCCTAGGATGAATTTTTACGGAATTCTTCCAAGATTGGCGACGCAGGAGAACACAAACTTGTATCCATGATGAGAGACATCATCCGAGACATCAGCCTCAAAGCACTCAAACGATTTGCAAACGGTGGCGATGGTCATGCCGATCTTCTCATGCAGATCGAAGACCTCCGCAAGACGCTGGAGATTCGAACCAAAGAGCATGAAGAACATCTGACCGAGGTCCGCGAGGAGCGCGATCATTGGCTTTCACTGTACGACGAAATCAAATTCGCAGCCGAGTTTCTAATGAGTTACGCAAAAAATGATGTCCCCAAGCTGGCTGAACAGACTGATTGGGAGGTTGGCAAAATCGTTCTTCCGGCTGAAACCGGGACGTACTACTTCAATCCAGCCATCATACAGGAGGCAGATGGACGAATCATGCTTTTCGCACGTCGCTGCCGCAACAAGCGCGAGAAGGACGAGGACGTTTACACCGAGAAGAACGACATCGTTGCCTTCGAGCTGAGTAAAGATTTACGAGCCACAAAAAAGTCGATCCTCCAGCTCACCTCGAACTACCCGAACGAGCAGTTCGAAGATCCGCGTGTCGTGAAGTTTGGCGACAAGTACGGCGTGAGTTGCTGCACGTTCGTTCCGTTCAAGAGCTACGCGCATCAGGCGATGTTCCTGCTCGATAAGCAGTTCCTGAACGTGGGCCGGTTCGATCCGATCTACGGCAACAACTACGCGCAGGCCATGATCAACGATGGCCATGAGAAGAATTGGCTCTACTTCGTCCACGATAATGCGCCACACATGGTGTATTCGGCCAATCCTCATGTCGTTGTGCGCCTCAATGGGCGGTTAGAGAAGGATGCCGAGTACGTCACCGAGGAGTTCAATCCGCTCTGGAAGTTTGGCGAGGTTCGCGGCGGAACAAATCCGATTCTCTGCGACGGCCTTTACTGGACCTTCTTCCACAGCTCGCTTCCCTGGATCAACGGCAAGCGCCGCTATTACATGGGAGCATACGCCTTTGAAGCCAAGGCTCCGTTCCGCATCGTTCGCATGACGACACTGCCGCTTCTTACCGGCACCAATCAGCAGGACTGGTGGCCAGGATTGCCTGCGGTCGTGTTCCCGTGCGGCGCTTTCTTTGACAGCGCGAAGAATCACTTCGTCATCTCATACGGCATCAACGATGTGGATTGCGGCTACATGAAGCTGCCACTGGCCGACTTGCTTGAGGTGACAAAGGTGATTCGACCGAAGCGCGATGTCGTCAACAAGGAGAACCCTCCAAAGCTGACTGACGTTCTCGATCCGATTCCCGAGCGGCATAAACTGAAACGAAACAAGAAATCAAAGTACAATGAACTGGCTAAAAGGCTTGACGAAGAACCCGAGCAAACAGGCGAAGCAGGACCTACTGAATCTGCCTGAGGTAAACCTGAGCGACTGGCAGAACGAGGGCCAACAGGCTGAGCTTGCTGCAATTATGCGAAATCCGATCCTTCGCATGGCCATTCGCATCGTGTCGGAATCAATCCCGGTGCCGATGCCGTCTCATGGTAGCAAGGAATCGGATATTATTTTCGCTGCCGGTGTAACCGCTGGCTACGCGCATTGTCTTGAAAACCTCCGTAAATTGGCCGTAATTGAAACAGCGAAAGAACCTGAAGCAACTTTTGAAAAACAGTATTAAATCTTAAAATATGGACGAACCCCTGAACTCACCCGTCGTCAGTAATGGCCAGACTCCAGACTTTGGAAGCTCGTTTATCGATGCTTTCAAGGCAATCGGCGCTGATAACGCGACTCCCGCTGAGAAGCCAGCAGTTACCGCCGCTCCGCAGAAGACTGACAATACACCACCCAAGCTCAGTAAATCCGAAATGGATATTGAGCGGATGTTCTCCAAAAAGACCGTTGTTGAACCCGCCGCCGCCGCCGCTAGCGACGACGCGGACATTCCTGAGACAATCAAGTCCACGAAAGCGGCTGACGCTTTCCGCAAGATCAAAGAGGAGAAGGCACAGTTGGCCAAGCAACTGGACGAGCTGAAGGCTGGTAAGTCTACCAACCCTCAATTCGAATCGCAGCTCAAGACCTTGCAGGAGGAGCGTGACGCGCTTTCCGAGCGTGTCCGATTGTTGGACATCGAGCGTCATCCTGACTTCATCAAGAAGTACGAGGGCAAGATTACCGGCGTGTTCGATTCGGTGAAGAACCTTGTCGGAACCGATGGTGAGCGCCTTGTTTCGCTCCTGAAATCACCCGATAGCGACTATCGCAACTCGCAGATCGACGACATCGTTGAAGGTCTTTCACCGTCTAAGAAGGCCAAGCTCGGTGCGTTAATTGTTAAGTACGACGAAATCAATGGCGAACGGTCTTCAGAGTTGACCGAGGCAAAGGCTGATTACGATGCGGTCATCTCCAAGTACAAGCAGGACAACGAGGAGGGGACGAAGGCTGCACTAGAGTCGGCCAATAAGACCTGGCAGAAGGTTTCCACCGATGCTCGCTCGCTCGAAATCTTCGAGCCGCGTGAGAACGATGAGGAGTGGAACACTGAATTGAATGGCCGACTTAGCCTTGCTCAGCAAATCTTCAATGGTGAGAACAGCGAGGAGGATCTTGCCAAGGCTGCTCTTTGGGCCGCTGCCGCGCCGAAGTACCGCGAACTGCTCTATGCCCAGGTTGAGGTGAACAAGCGCTTGCAGGCTGAGCTATCGAAGTATCGAGGAAGCGAACCTGGCGTCACCTCGAAGGCGACATCTGGAGGTTATCGACCGGCAAATGCGAACGCCGCGAAGAGCGAAGACTTCGTCGCCAGCGTGATGAAGTCGTTAGGACGCTGAACCTACGCTCCAAAACAATTATCCCCCGATGGTTTTCATTACCACCGGGGGATTTTCGTTTAAATTACTTACCGCGATACGGTCCGCTGCCGCTCGGAACCGGCTTTGGAGACGGCCTGACCGGCGGCTTGGGCGGAGGAGACTGCCTGTAAGGTCCGCTGCCGGATGATCGGACGGACGGTGAACCTTTATATGGTGCGTTGTAGCTCATTCCTTTGGAAGCGCATACCAGCCTTCATGGATGGTAATGCGGTTCTTACTACGCACCGTTTTGCCGCTGGCGTCAACAGTCCAAACCTTTGCTTCGACGCTCTCAGCAAGCCTCACCGGCTCACCGTGGGGGACGTAAATCACCCGGCTCGCGCAGCTCACGCTCATACTCGCGCACACGATCAAGAAGACCGCGCTTAAGATCGGGTTGCTTCTTAGCATCTTCGCTCGTCGTGTCCTGCTTCGTCAGAGAATGAAGCCAGATGACCAGCTTCATAACGAGGTCGGCCAGGAAGTTCATTCCGTCTGTTTGACGGGTGCGGCAGCGGCTGATTGCTTGTTCTTCCAGATCGACCAGACAGCGCCGATCAGAGTGACAGTCGCGCCAGCAATCTCGGCAACCTGATCAGCATTGGCCAACCCCTTGGCAACGAGAAAACCGCCGAGCGCGCTAAGACCGTGGCGGAGGAGGGATGAAATATTGGCGTTCATTTGTCGTTTTTGAGTTTGCGATAGAGTTCCACTGCTTTCACGGCGCATGTAAGAAGCGCGGCGAACGCGCCAAGTGCCAATGAGGCAGTCTTGAGATTCGGATCGGTAAATACCGCGTTCCCCAGAATGCCGATGGCCGGACCACCGACGCCTATTGAGATGTCTCTGATAAAAGCGTGGTGGTCCGTCATCGTGCGTGGATGTGTTAGTTAGTGGCGGCTGGAGTCTGAGCCTGCTGCTTAGCCGAATCGAGGATCAGATCGTAGAGAGGAAGTCCGGCTTTCACATTGTTGATGTTGCCAGCCTTCATCCCGATTTCCACGAGTTGCAGCAGGGTGTTGGTTTGTTCGAGGGTAAGCTCAATTTTAATCATGCCGCCGGAGCATCGGTGACATCCTGAACTGGCGCAACGATTTCCTGCGCCGAAGACGGCTCGGAATCGGCCTGCGTCACCAAAACCGGCGTCACCTGCGGCAGCATCGGAGGGACGATCATCACCGGCGGCACCCACGGCAGCGGCGGAGCGATGACCGGCGGGTTGATCTGGTCAGCGATCTGCAACGAGACGTTCGCCTCGATGGCCGCTTGATCGACGCCATTGGCGTAGCACCAGCCAAGCACCTGCTGCTCGGTCAGATCGGGATACGGCGTGAAGCTGCCACTCGGCGGAGCGAACGAGCAGGAGCCGTAGCAAGTGCCGCTGTACTGATCCTGAGTGCCGTTGCACCTCCAGTCGGCGGTGATGACGACATCGGAGTAGGTGCCTTCGACTTTGCGGACGAGAAGGCGTTCGATGATCCAGTTGATGGAGATGTTCATATTAGGCGTTCTTCAGAGCGTTGACTTCAGCAGTGAGTTCCTTGATGGCAGCAACCAGCAGCGGGATGACTTCGGTGTAAGTAACACCCAGTTTATCAGGATTGTTTGCAACTGCGGCTTCTGGAAATGCGGCAAGAACATCTTGAGCAATCAAGAATGAGCGACGAGTGCCTTCTGCATCAGTCTTGAACTTACCGATGACAGAACGCAGAGAGCCAACTTTGGAAACCGCATTAGTAATCGGCTCAATAATATCTTTGAAACGCTCGTCTGAGATAGCAGTCCAAGCGGTTGCAGAAGTGCCATTTAGGAAAACACCCTGAGTGTTGTTTGCGGTGATGTAGTAATTTAATGGTGCTGCGGCTAAAGGACCAGTAGCCCAACTTGTAGTTCCAGAGTCCGCAGATATGATCAACCGTGAACCAAAGCTTCCACTCGTCGTCCCCACCAACAGATTCCCGCTCGCGTCGAGCGTCATCGCTGGGGTGAAGGTGACGGCGTTGCCAGCGGTACCAGAGGCGGAAATGTACCACGCATGATAACCGTCTTGCTCGTATTGAGTGGCACGTCCGGTGCCCATGTACTTGTAGGCTCCGTCGTAGTAGGTGTTGCCGAACATCCGGGAGTTAGACACTCCAGAGGATGCAATCGCCAAACCGCTGCCGACCTGAAGAGCCTTGAACGAAGACCACGCACTCGGCGTAACCCCCACGCCGACGTTGCCGGTATCTGTTACAACCAATCGGAGATTTGATCCTGTAGAATCGACCAACGCCAAGCAGTTGGTTGCATCAGCATAAATCTGACCGCGATTGGCTCCGTTTAACTGAAGAACAATCTGGTTGTATCCAAGCGTATCAAGAACCAACGGGCTTTGAGCAGCTCCACCTTTGATATGCAATCGTCCAGCAGAAGGCGTAACCCCCACGCCCAGCCCCGTGGAGTTCAGGGTCATTCCGAGTCCGGTGCTAACCCCAAAAACGAGCGCACCATTGCTCGCAATACCGAAATCGGTTCTGCTGATTCCAGATATTAAAGCTATGCCAGATCCAATATAACCAGTTTCAGCGGTTCCATCAGTGAATCGCGCAATGACTGACGATCCAGTAGATTTGAACTGAGAGGTGCTGGCAGAGGCTCCGCCATTGATTTCCAGCGGATAGGCTGCGCTCGTGCCATTAATCCCAACACCTGTACTTGCGACTGTCAGCTTATTCGTCCGCACCGTCAGATCGCCGGTGATGGTGGCGGTGCCAGGAACGACGATGTTGTTGCCGCTCGGGCCGACTGCCGTGTACAGCTCCGTGAAGTTCAGATTGCAGTAATCGAACGCTGTACGAAGCGGCGTTCCCGTTCCGTCGTTCGGAGCTGTTCCGATATTGATCGTTTGCTTTGCCATGTGAAGTATTGAAGGGTTTGTTTCGGTTACAGAAATTCGGTCATGTCCGCCGTGATGATCGTGCTGTCAGCCGTAATCACCGTGTTGTCCGCCGTGATGTCAGCCGTTCCGCCAAGCGTCGCAGCCTCCCAGAGTAGGCCAATCTCCAGCAGATTACGCTCGCGCGGACTCTTGCACGAAGCGCCGTAAGCCTCGGCGATCAGATTAGCAGCTTCCGCGCAGGAGATGTTAGCCATATCAGATGATGATGAACCAAGCGGTTCCGTTGCTCATAACCGTCACGCCAGCCCACTGAGAACTCAGCGTGTACGTCGTAGCGCCGTCAATCGTCTCCGACGCATAACCGTCAACAACCACGTTGTTCGCACCGGCATTGATTCGCTTGAACACATAGATCCGTCCCGGAACAAGCGCAGCCGGAGGCAACGTAACCGTCACCGCGCCAGCGGTTGAATCGCAGAGCAGAAGATAATCACCACTCGTGACATTACCCGTCGCGCTCACGCTCCGGTACGCGCCGCGCGTCGCGCCACCGCCCTGGAGATACGCGGCAATACGATTTTCAAGGGCGAGCTTGGCCAGCTCAACCTCCCATGGAGAACGACATCCCAGCGACGCCGCCTCATTGATCAGCGTCTCCGCCTCGTCGCATGTGATGTTTGGCATATCGATTTACAATTTAGGCCATCGGACCAGAACCACGGCGCATCACCTCAGCGATAAAACCCTCCCCGCCGCCGCCCTCAGCAACCTCCTCCTCCTCGTACTCCTCATCCTCCCCGCGCTCAGCCATCTTCTTGCCCTTGGATTTTTTCTCGTAGCCAGGGATGACCATGCCATCAATCTCGATGACCTCAGCCTTGCCGCCCTTGCCAAGAACGATAGTCGCCATCGTCTGGAAAGCCTCGCCTTCCTTCAGATTCTCGGGGATTTCAACGCCTTCGGGGATGGTAAATACCGGCATACGGGGAGCATCACTTTGTGGCCTACTCTGTCAATGCCAAAAACCCCCCACCAGCGCGCAACACGCTGATGAGGGGCGAACGTATGATACCACAAAACTAAACCGAGCCGCAATGATGCGTGAAAAGAAAAAACCCGCAAGCCTTTCGACCTGCGGATCTTTTGAATGCTTAGCGTCAGATGATCCGCGAAGCGTTAGCTGCAAATGATCTGGGTCAGAGCGCCGGTGCAGCGGCGGAAGATGATCGTCATGCCCTGGTTGGTGAAAACAGGCTCAGAAGCATGAATGAACTCAGCATAATGCTGCCCCTTCTTCTCCAACGGATCTTCGCAGTCCGTATTGAACTTGTAGGCACCAGTCACCCACTGCCACTCGCCCATGTAGTTGGTCGGCATCCAGCTCAAATCACCAACGCGGTTCACAGGACGCACGATGTGCGACTTGAAGACGTACGGGGTAACGATAAACGCAGCCTCGTACGGAGCGGTCGTCCAGCTCGGGTTGACGCTGAACACCGTACCCTTCGTGCCGGAAGCACTGGTGAACGGCTGAACCAGCGTGTACTTGCCACCAGCGTAGGTGAAGCGGGGCGGGAACAGATTCGGCACATGCCGGAAGTTCTTAATGACCCGATTCGCGCCGATGCGCTTGAGCAACTCCGCACCAGCGCCACTGCCCTGATCAGCGAAGCGCAAGTCATCGCGGAACGCGGGGTTGTTCTGAGCGATGCGCTGCGAAGCCTCCAAGCCGATGTACAGCGGGAAGATCGGACCATCGCTGGAGTAACTGATGAAGCCGGAGCTGTCAGGATTTGTCGCGCCGTTACGGATCAGCGTGGCGGCAGCGACATCAAGCATCTCCTGAGTCAGCTCGGAGGTGGACTGATTGAGCGCCTGACCAGCCGATCCGGTCTGAATCCAGGGGAACTCATTCACGCCAGACGGAATCGTCTCAACCTGAGTGAAGGACGAGTCGGCCACAGCCTTGATGGCGAACTTGGCGAAGGTGTTCTGGTAACGAGTCTCCCAAGAACGCTGAGCGCGGATCGAAAGCTTCTCCAAGTACACGCGCAGGAACGCCTCGACGCGATGATCGAAGGTCAGATCGTCCTTACACAGGAGCGGACCTTTGAGGGCGAAACGCTCAGGACTCCAGGTGACGGCATTGTAGCCGACCGGAACCTCGCTATAGGTGACATCGCAAGCGCCGCCGTTGTCGCCGGGGTTACCGCTCGCAAGGGTAATGGCCGACCACTCCTCAGCCGCAGTCGGCTCGATGGAGGTGGTGGTGAACGAGGTCTGGGTCAGACCCGTACCCTGAGGATACTCGCCGCGCTCAATCATGTTGAGCCACATCGAGCGGTACGAGGCGCGTTTATAAACGTCCTGAGCGAGCGACTCGGTAGCCACCGCAAAGGCGTTGAAGACATTAGGACAAGACATGAGATGAAAAATGTAAACCGACGTTATCTGCGTTATGGCTGGCTATCCATCCACCACACGGTGGCTGATTATCCAACCGCTTCCGATGCGGAGCGTCATTGCCGCTTAGACGGGGGCATTCAATGACCAGTTGAATGCAACTCTTAAGGTCGTTACGCGGGATGGAGCGATAGAAATGCTTATCGCGTCAATTAAAATGTGTCGTCCATAGGGTTGGCCACTAACTCCGATTGGATGGCGGCGTATGATCGATAACCCTTAATTGTCTCGATCCGATGAGGTGCGATGATCGTCTCCCGCGCTATCATGCCACGGTAAGTGTACGGACCTGGGAATGAGCCGGTCATTAGGACATAGAAATCAACGCTATCGGTTTTCGGGCCTTTGCGCGCATCGACTAGTAGCTTTCCAGTCTCGTACTTGGTCGTTTTGACATCGATGCGATATCCCGGCGGTGGCGGGATTGTCGCGTCGTAGAGCGGATGCGGAGGATCGCGGTCGGTATCCAGATCAGGATACACGTTGAACAACTTACAGAACGCTATCTCGCCGCATATACCCTCCAAATCCACAGTCGCAGAATCCTGCGCACTGATCTTCAGGTTGGTAATGTTGAAATGACGATTATTGCCGTTGCGATTCTTGGCGATGAAGTGGGCCAACTTCCTCTCGGCGGTTGTTAAAGATACAGTTTGACCGATTTTGATTTTGTTTATCATGGTCAAAAAGGTGGAAAATTTTTGAGGGGGGTATCGTAAACGAAGCCCACCCCAAAAGGGGTCTACCCCCAGGCGTCCAACCTCCTGCCAATCCCTAGGGAAAACAATCCTTTTTCACCATAAGCAAAACTAATGCTGACTATCAGTTTCCCTACGATGTACAATGGGTGTTATATTCACTTTAAACCGAGCTGCTGTCCGAGCTGCGCGACTCGTTTACGTTGATCTCAACCGAGCTGCGATCCGGCATCGATCCAAGTAAATTGATCGAAACGGAGGCCGCTTCGCCCTGTTCGCTCCACCCAAACACAAGCGCCGATCGCTTCGCCACGCTGCCTAGAATAGTCTCACGCACGCTTTCATCTTTGATTCCGTCCAAGTCATAGCTGTCGATCCTTTCAAGCGTGCTAGCGGCATCGGCAGCTAGTTTGCTGCGGACAAGCGCAGACAGGCTTTCTAGTGAAACTGTTTCTTTAGAGGAAACTGTATTCCTCATCTCCCGTCTCACCTTGGTGATTCCTTCCTTGCTCGCCTTGCTTGTCAGCGTTGCGAAATTTAGCTTTAACTCCGCTCCAATCGCTTTCCACGTCTTACCTGACAGGTAAAGAGCTTTTGCTTGGTTCCATTGGTTTTCTGTCATGCAAGGTACTTTGCTTGGCAAGGTAGATGTCGGCAACGCCAGTTTTCCGCCAGTTTTTTCCACCCCATGGGCTTCAACCAGGTTTCAAAAAAAAGTTGAAAAAAGTTTGCACGGAATCGGATTCCGTCGCATTCTCTCCCCGTCAGCAGCGCCAAAACGAACAACTCACGCCATGAAATTCACTCTGAAAACCGCCAAAACCGCCGACGGAATGGTCTATCTGGACATTGCCGAACTCGAAGCTTTCGCGGTTGAAAACTCCGATTCCGACGCCAAGCGCAACGGATTTCCCCGGTTCAGCGTTCACGTCGACGGGGAGATTCTGAAGCTCAACACCAAACAAGCGTTGCGTAAGCTCTTCAACACGGTGTCAGGCCCGGTTGGTGTTGATGCGTTCCGGAACGCTGGTCATGGCGTGACAATTAAATTCTAAGCTCTTAAATCCCATGCAAACCGAATCCCATCGAATCCTCACCGCAGTAGCTGACAGCGTGGCCACGGCGCTTCCCGTTGACGTCGCCATCTCATTCGAAAGCGTTGACGCAGCAATCGCCCTCCTCCGTTCCCGTTTCGTTGACGTGGATTGGGACACCTTTCCCAATCGCGTCACTATCTTCGGAGATGACCAACGAATCGAAGGCGACGAAGACGAAGGCCTTTGGGTTTTGAACCTCGTTTTCGCCCCCGCCCCGGCTCGCTTTGGCGACGTCAACGCTATCTAACCCATGAAACGCTCAACCCTCAAACGCATCATCATTGCAGCTGCAATCGTCGCTTTCATCCTCTTTCAAGCTTACCTCGAAACGTCCGCCGGTTTCACTCCTAACCATTAATCCAATGAACATCCTTCAAACAGCCCGAAATCACGTAGGCAACGGAGCAGCCATGGAATCATCGGCACGTCTCTGCCTTGCAAGCGCGATTCGCCATCACGACGCAGGAAATTGGCACCAAGCAGACATGCATGCTGTCCGTTCTCTGTCCTACTCAATTGGCATTTCGCACCCAGACTATCGGAAAGCATGGGCAAAGATTCGCGGAACTGAAGACGTGAAAATCCCGTCTGCCATTGATTTTATCGAAGCCATTGAAGCAGACGAAAATGCTCCGGTCGAATCCGTTCCCCGCTACGTCAATCAAATCACAGACATGGGTGTAACAAGCCCATTGTCTCGTTCAATTCGGGTTTTCTGATTCCCCGGCCAGCCCATGGGAAACCGTGGGTTGTGCGGGTAATCAAACCCGAATCAAAAGCATAAAATCCCATGAAGCAAACCGTCACGTCCCATCAATTTGTCGACTCTTTCCGCGCCGCTGGCCGCGAGAGTCAATTTACCCGCGCCGCTCTGTTCGCTCTGTTCGACTATCTGGAATCTTACGAGGAAGATTGCGGAGTCGAACTCGAACTTGACCCTATCGGCATTTGCTGCGAGTGGGCGGAGCATCCGTCCGCACTGGCCGCTGCGAAAGAGTACGGTTTCGATGAGGTTTGCGGAGATGACGCGGACTGCGAACCGGAGGCTCTGGAGTGGCTCCGCAACCACACGCAGGTTGTCGAATTCACCGGCGGCGTCGTTGTTCAGCAATTCTAACCTATTCCCCGCGCATCCATGAATCTCCAATCCATCATCTCCGAATTCCGCATCCTTGAATCCCAAGGCCTGGTCCGCCTCCGCGCGCTACCGGAAACTGAATCTTACTTTGACGTCTACGGCGAACCGGACTCCGCGCAGGAACGACAGGAAATCATCGATCAAATCGAAAGCAGTGGTTGCTGGTTCGTTGTCTCCGAATTCTACGTGGACGGCTCCTGGCATCATGCGGACTCGGTTGGAATGTGCGTTGGTTATTCGGACGTCCTAGATCCTGCGGAAAACTGCTACATCGAAGGATTAATGGACTCCGCAGTCCGCGCCGCCGAATCAAGCAGCGTCGCGATTTGACCTATCCTCCGCGCGCCATGCCGAAAGCCTGGTGCGAAAGGGTAGGCCAATCTATCCGCAGCAATCAATCCAATGAAAACCATTCACCAAGTCATCCAAGAAATCCAATTCTTCGACCCTGCCGTCCGCGCATTTGACGCGCACGACCTGCCGCAATCCGTCCGCGCGTACCTGCACAACAAGTATTCCATGGATTCACGCCTGACGGAAGAGGAGCAGCAATTGATCGAAGTCTCATTCGAACCGTTCGCCGATAATCTGCGCGAAACTTTTCAAGATGACCCACGACCGGACGCTACGCGCTTCTATCTTTTTGACGACCTCAGCCTGTACATCCGCACCAATGCCGGACCGGAATTATGGGCCGACGCGCAGGTGTTTGTCGTGGAGCGAATTCTGCCAGCTATGCGCCTGACGCGCCTGGAGGCTGATTTGATGCGCGAAATCGGAATGGACGAGCAGGTGTCGGAGGTTCGCGACGACTTTTTCTCCTCCTTCGCGTATGTTCTCCACCGCGACTGCGGCATCCCGCATTGCGACGCGCGCGAGCATTGGAACGCCTATTCGCGCCAGCTATCGGATTCCGCGTGCGAGTCAATCGTCCTGGGCGGCTCCGAATCAGGCCGCGCGGAAGGCATTCGTTTCGCGTCCGAATACACCACCAACGCCTGAAAACACCATGAAATCCCAATTCACCCCCGCCCCTTGGCTTGTCCGATTCGAAGAGGATCGATTCGATTCGAAACTGTCTGTCCTTGAGGTCATCGATGGAAGCGAGGCGTCATTAAATCATCCGCAGGGCGAGCTTGTCCTTGCGCGAGTCAATGTCAGCGCGTTTGCGCCGCACATGGATGAGCCGCTTACCAACGCCCATTTAATCGCCTCCGCCCCCGATCTTCTCTCCGCGCTGGAACGTCTCACGCATCCAATGGCCGACGACGACGACCTGGACTACGCGCGCGAGGTAATCAGGAAGGCGAAAAGGGGAGGCCAGCCATGAAGAAACACATTCACAAACCAAGGACATTTATCACTCGCTGTTTTGCTGGTCCGGTCGAATCCGACAAACCGAATCCCCGCGCGCACGGCTGGGCGACGGTCAAGCAAGTCTGCCCTTGCGGCGCATGGCGCATGGTCAACGTGAACCAAGGGCAAAAGGAAACCGGACATTGGCAAACCGAGCAGTAAATCCAACGAAAACTACGCAAAACCGCATCAAATCATGCATCCATTGCTCTTATCCGCTCTCATTCAGGTCGAATCAAACGGAAACGATCATGCGCGCGGCAAACACGGCGAACTCGGCGCGTTGCAGATTAAGTCGATCATGGTCCGCGACGTGAATCGGATCATGGGGACGCACTACGCGCACGCGCAGGTAACCAATCGGGCCATCTCAATCTTCATCGCGGAGTCCTATTTCTCGCATTACGGCAAACACCTCAGCGACGAAAGTCTCGCTCGACTCTGGCAAGGTGGGCCAAAAGCCCTTAAAAGATCGTCCACGCGCGCCTATGGCCGGAGGGTCATGCGCGAGCTTGAGAAACAAACCGCCAAAGAATCCTTGCAAGTTGCGACTCGAAACGAAACTCGACAGTAAAAACCCTGCTTTCACCGGACGGTAAAACAACAGAAACCAATGAAACTAACCATCCAATCCCGCGACAACGCCCAAACGATTGTCGATCTATTCAACGCAATCATCAACGGCGAGTGCGAGACGCCAGGCGTCACCCCGCTCTCGATCTACGACGACGACCGGCATATCTGCTCCCTCATAGACGCGGACGGCCATCAGATCCTTGAACTGATCATCGAACGCGAGATTGGCGACAAATTGGTTCAAACCGGAGAACCGGAGACGTTGCAATGATCGACAAAAAAACATTTTACCAAAACCTATCCGAAAAGGTCCTTGTGCAGGCTAGTACGATGCCGCTTAAGGAGTTGATCGAGAATCTCGAATCACTCGCGCACATGATGCATTCACCAATGCTCCGCGAGGCGGCGAACCGGCTTCGCAACGCTGATTGCGCGGCGACAATACTGGAGGATTCGCTTTTCTACGCGCGGATGTACCGCGACACGACGAGCGAGGGCGATAATCGGCGGAGAATGCTGATCGACGATGCGGAGACGGTTTGCTCGATAATCCGAAAGGGAGGGTGCCAATGATCCGTAATCAATTCGCCCCGCCAAAATTCAAGATCCAGATCAGCGGCGCGATTGGCTGGTCCGACATGAAGGAGAAGGTCGTCAGCTACCAGACGGTCGAATTCTCCACGCGCAAGGAGGCGGATCGAGCGGCCAAGGAGCTGAACCCCGGCGAGTACACGCAAGGTCGGATTCGGGTCGTCCCGTTCGAGATGGCGGAGGACTACGATGTTTATCCGGTGGTGGAGCGGGTGAAAGCATGAAGCCATGCATCATCATTCTCCCATCATCCCTTACGTCAGTCTTTGCTCAGGATACGAGGGCATCGGCCTTGGACTCCAACGCTGTATCCCAAATCTTCGAACAGTCGCTTACTGCGAGAGGGAAGCATTTGCCATCGCGAACCTGGTTGCGAAAATGGAAAACGGACTCCTGGATTCAGCCCCTATTTTCGCGGACGTTCGAACTTTCCCCTGGAGCAGCTTCACTCGACTCATGGCTGGCGGGATTCTCTCATTCGGTTGGCCATGTCAGCCTGTCAGTGTCGCTGGACAGCGAAAAGCGGTCGATGACGAGCGGTGGTTGTTCGACATCATTGCAGATGGAATCGCCATCATGCAGCCGGGAATGCTCTTCGCCGAAAACGTTGAAGGATTGCTCACCGCGCGAATGCCAGACGGTTCTAGCGTTTTCGGACACTGCATCGAGAGATTGGAAAGCCTTCATTACCGGGTTACGGCAGGCATATTCAGCGCGTCTGAAGTCGGCGCACCGCACCAGCGGAAGCGAATCTTCATCCTGGCCAACCGCATCGGCGCGGGATGGGAAGGATTCACCGGGAGCATGGATGTATGCGGTGGCGGATCGGAATCGGGAGGATCAGTTGGCCAGAAAGGTTTACGCGGTCGAGTTTGGCCGAGTCGTCCTGACGAACACCGTTTCGCATGGGAGCCACCCCGTGTCATCGACATCTCGCCTGAATGCTCGCTGGGTCGAGACATTGATGGGAGTTCCGGTCGGCTGGACTATGCCGAGCTGTGCGTCACCTGTGACAATAGAACGGATGAACTCCGACTCCTCGGTAACGGTGTTGTCCCAGCAACCGCCGAGCTAGCGTATCGAACACTTGCGCGAGAACTTTTCGCCGCGTAGAAAGTTAGATGTCCCGTCGGCCACCAATCCGCAGTCAAAACTAGGTCGTCCGACCGATTCGATTCTAGCGCACCCAAACCTATGTCCGCTGTCATCACACCATCCAGCAATCAAAACGCATCAGCGCGTCGTTTAGAGCGTTTGCGCGGCATTCAAGTCGAGCGATTGAGCGACGCATCTTCATCTTTTTCATCCCGAACGGTTGCGACACCGCCCTCAAAGGCGGGGAGCAAGCATACCGTTTTCGGGATGAAACCACCCCTCCTTGGGTTTTTAATCCCAAGGGGGGTTTCATTTTAGTGAAATAGATAACGTGTGTAGCTAACCGTGGAAGAGTTGAATCTAACCGAGAAAATGGAAATCTAACTACTGGACCTTGACAAGGGTCGGTATGAACCGCAGACTAGAGTTCGTTATGAGCTATTTGCCATCAGGAAAAACACCAAGAACGATGTTCAGCCAGATGCCACCAAAGCGGCATGATCTGGACCCGAGTAAGTCGGAAGTTCTGGCCTACATCGGCCAGGAGATGGGTTGCGACTTGGCGGCGGCGATACGGGCGTTCAATTCGATGCGGCATCCGAAGTGTCGGGTGCTGGTGTTCGACAAGATTGAGCGGCAGTGGAAGGGTTGCGAGTTTCGGCCAGCCGACGCTGAGACAAGCGAGTTGTCGATCATCCGTGAGCATCGCGCTTTTGAGCGGCAGTTGGCCGTTTTGAAGTCAACTGTGCGCCGGTTGCAAGATGATGTTGAAGGCCTCAAGCGGAAGGTTGCGAAGCGAAGCAAGGGCAAGAGGGGCGATGATAGGAAGGCCGATGAACCGCATGAGGAGCAGGCAACAAAACCTGTGGCCGACACATCCATCGACGACCTGCTCGCCAAGTTCCGCAATCTTTCCGAAATCGACGAGAAACCAAGCAAAACTAAGCGCCAGCAACCAGAGAACACGATTGAATCGATGGTTGCCCAGGCATGGAGCTGAAAATAATTCTGAAAACCCTCTTGCAACGACTTGAGACGACTGCAACACTACGTCCGCAACGATGACAATTTTTTGGCAACTGGGCATAGAGCGCGTCGAGGTGGCGCGACAGGGCTTTATTGGATTTTCTGCCCGTGATTGAACACCCAGTTGCCATCCCCCTTTTCAAACTTGAAAGTCTACACCGCCAAAGCCACAGCAGCGATGCTTCAAATCTGCACCGAGACGCTAAGGCGAATCGTTCGCAATGACGGCATCCAGCACAGGAGAATTGGCCGACGAATCCTTTTCACCGAGTCCGACATCGCGGCGATTCTTGAGAGTCGCGCAATGACCGGAGCCGTGAATCCGTACGCAAGCAAGAAACCAAAACAGCAGAACAACGAGAATACAAATGAGCAGCAACCTACAAACCAACCTGACGGTAGCAGTGCCGTCTCAAACGCAATCGCTGGCAACGACCAGCACTGACAGCGGCGAGTTCTACTCCCGCATCGGGACATCGCTTGAAGCGGTGAAGGAACTCGGATCTTGGATTGCCAGGAGCGGAGTCTTTAATTGTCAGAAGGATGAGCAGGGGAACATGATTGCCCTTGAGTGTCTGGCCACCCGCAAGACTCCGTTCGACTTCAAGCGCGAGTTTCATCTGGTCAACGGATCGTTGACGATGCGGTCGGATGCGATGCTTGCTGGTTACCGGACTCGCGGCGGTAAGGTCATCTGGAAACAGTTCGATTCAAACGCCGCGATTGCTATTTGGAAGTACGACGGCAACGAATGCGAAATCGGATTCACGACTGAGGACGCGAAGCAAGCTGGCCTATTACCCGCAAAGCCAGGATCTGGCTGGCAGAAAGATCCGTCGGCCATGCTCCGCGCTCGCTGCATCTCGAAGGCTATCCGCATGCTCGCGCCAGAGGTTGTCGCTGGCGTGTACACCCCAGAGGAAGCCGCCGACTTCAACACCCCATCAACACCCACCGTCGCCGCCCCAACGCGCCAGACGGTCAATGTGACGCCGGAATCGACCTTCTCGCTGACAGACAAGCTGGAGCAAATTCTCGAACCGCACAGCGACATCGCCAATGCGTTTCTCATCAGCAAGAACCTGATCAAGGAAGGTCAGAACTTCCGCGATGTCAGCACCAAGGTGGCCAACATGATCGTGTCCGATCCTGACAGCTTCATCATCAAGGCTAAGGCATTTTCAGCTCCCACACTCGAATGAGCATTCTAAACCGCCACGTTAATTTCGACATGCCAGCGGAGAAGTATCACGCCGTTGATGCTCTCTCAAAGTCGATGATGACCAAGATCCTCAAGTCGCCAGCGCACTACAAGGCAGCGTTGGACGAGCATCAGGAGCCGACGAAATCCATGCAGCTTGGCACGGCGATTCATACCGCTGTTCTCGAACCGCAACTGTACTCGCAAGTCGTCGCCGTGATTCCGCCGGACATCGACGGTCGGAACAAGGAGGGCAAAGCGTGGAAAGAGCAACATAAGAGCCGCATCCACCTGACTCATGCCGAGGACATTGATGTCCAGGGCGTCGCGAACAGTGTCCGACGCCATCCGTTCTGGGACATCATCAACCTGCCACACAAGATCGAGGCGAGTGTCTTCGCTCAAGATGAGGAGACTGGCCTACCTCTGAAAGCTCGTCCCGATCTGT